TACGATTTGCGCCATGCCTAGTCCTCCAGTCCCGGAAAGCGGAACGCCGCCACCACGCGCCGCTGCCACCACGGCACCAGCCGCGTCTCCACGACAGAACGCCCCCAATAGGCATGCACCAGCGTGCCTTCGCCCGTCGCGATGCCGCAATGTTTCGCCGGCACGCCCATGGCCATGCGGAACAGAAGGACATCACCTGCGCCTGCCGCCCCCGCCGGGATTTCAAGCAGGTGCCGCCGCGCCGCCTCCAGCAGCGTCTCCTCGCCCAGCACAGCATCGCAGGCGCGCGCATAGACGCGCCCCACAGGCCGTTCCAGATCTGCCTTGAGGGAGACGAGTTCCGCCTGAAAGCCACCCGGCCCGCGCGTCACCTCGCTGAGGCGTCCGCTCCAGACCCGCAAGAACAGGTCCGGCCGTTCCCAGTCCACACGCATCACATCGACGCGCGCGCCGTCCCACAGGCCCGCGGCAAGGTCCGCCTCCGTGATTGCCTCATCGGCCAGCACGCCGCCCGCTGCCGCCTGCCCCGGCGCGAGCCCGGCGCTCTGTGTGAAGCTGCCTGCCTCCAGCGCGCCGCCGGGCGAGTAGCTCACGCCATCCACCACAAGAGCGCGGTCATGCTCCGTCGCGGCCAGCACAAAGCCGTCGCTGCGCGTCAGCCGCCAGCAGAGGCACGTCATCGTCGCCCCGTTCGCCAGCCGGGAGGCAAATTCACTTGTTATCAGCCGCATGGTTCAGCCCACCAGCTCAATGAGAGGAATGCTCAGCACCCGGCCTGCGCCAAAGGCTTCAAGGTTCACGTCCAGCCGGTCCGTATCGAACCGCACGGGGCAATCGAAGCGATATCCCGCCGTCACCACAGCCCCCGCCACTGGCGCCGTGCCCAGCGTGACGATGCCCGTGGTCTCATCCACCGCCGCCGGGGTGGCCACGCCATCGACCGCCACTAGCACACTGCCCGCCACGGGCTTCAGGATGCGCCGCGAATAGGTGCCGTAAGCCTTCACCAGCTGGAATGCCGTAGTTTCGCCATCGCCCGTGCCGATCACCTGATCGGTGGCGCTGGCCACCGTGCCCGGCGCGCTGCTGCGATCGTCCAGTGCATCGCGGAAACGGAAGCCGCTCAGCCGTCCGCCACGCGCCTCAAAGAAGGCGACGACCGACTGCAACGTGTCCAGCCGCGTGACCGCACTGCCGACATCCCAGCGGCGGCGGCTGCCAGCCCACAGCGCATTGCGCGCCTCCGCCCCGCTCGCCAGCGTGACGACTTCCGTCTTCCGCTCCGGCCCGCCGCTTGCCGCCAACGCCAGCGGCACGGGGAAGCTCACTTCATGGAAGTTGCTGAGGCTCACAGGAACCGCCCTCCCTGGCTGACGAGGCGCGCCAGCACGGCGCCGATGGCGTTGCGGCCCGTCACCGCCGATTGCTCCGTTCCCTGCGCAAAGTTCATGTTGACGTTCAGGGCGGAAGACTGCTGCCCGCCACTGAACACGGCTTCCGCCGCCACGCGGGCAATGTCGCGCAGGATGGCGTCGGCCATGCGCTGGAAGTCCAGTTCGCCGCTGCGCGCGGCCTGCGCCAGTGTCGCCTCGATCCGCTCGCCCGCCTTGCCGAAGGCCGTCTCCAGCGCGTTCGCCGCCTCCGCCCCCGGCCCTTCCGCCAGCGCCTGAAGCGCATCAGCGGCAGCGGCAAGGTCACTCTCGAAATTATTCATTCGTCTCCTCCATCCGGATATGCCCCCATCAGCACGGCCAGCCGCGCCCGGCTCATCGCCTCGCCACCATTCCCTGCCAGCCAGCGCCACTCGCGCAGGGATAGTCGCCAGAAAGCCTCCGGCGTAATCCCGGCCGTCAACGCCGCGCGCAGCATTGCAGGCCACGGCAGCATCACGCGGCCAGCCCCAGCCGGAAGGCCTCCGCCACCGCCCGTGCGGCCACGCCGGGGGAGACGTCCGCACTGCTGAGGCGCGCTGCCGCGTCTTCCTCCCCGCCGCCCCGCAACAGGGCCGCCAGCACCAGCGTAAGGTCCGCCGCCGACAGGCTGCGCAGCCGCGCATCCAGCTCGCTCATCCGCTTGCAGCCAAAGGCCGCTTCGATCTCTGCCAGCGCGCCCAGCGTCAGGCAGAGGCGCCGCGCCACCCCGCCGATCACGAGGCTTGTCTCTCCCCGCGCCGCGTTCATGCCATGGCCTCGAAGCTGACAAGGCCCGCACTTTCAAGCGTGACGGAGAATTCCGCCTCGCCATCATGCTCGCCGCTCCAGCTGAGTTCGCTGACCTGGAAGGCGCCCTGCAGCGTGCCGAAGTCCGGCAGGATGAACTGCCAGTCCGGCGCCTCGCCCGCGAAGAAGACGGTCCGCATGCGGGCGTCACTGGCGGCATCCTTGAACACGCCCCGGCCGGTGACCTTCGCCGTCTTTGCGCCCGCCCCGGCCAGCAATTCACGCCACGCTTCCGGGCTGTCGGCGCTGGTTGCATCCACCAGAGCGGCGGACAGCTGGATCTTGCTCGCCCTGATGCCCGCCAACGTGACAAAGCCGCCGCCCCCATCTGAAATCTTCAGCAGGATGTCCCTGCCTTTCTGCCCTGCCATCAGGCCGCCTCCTCTGAAATGATCCGCACCCGCACCACGCCGCGAAAGGCGCGCTTGTCCGGCGTGCGCATGGCGTCGGCGAAGATCACCTGCGACAGCACCACATGCTGGCCCTCCACAGCCCAATCCGCGCCTTCCACCGCCGCGCGCAGGGCCGAAAGGCACTCCTTCGCGCCCCGCACGCCATAGTCGCGGGAATAGCAGGCCAGCGTGATCCGATGCTCCAGCCCGTCCACCAGGCTCGCCCCGGCGGGGCTCGTCTCGTGCCGGTCGATCAGCGCGTAGGGATAGAGCGGCTCCTCGCTCTCCGCGTCCAGCACGCGGGCGGGCGTTCCGAAGACGGACTTTACACCGTCATCGGCGCGCAACAGCGCCATCAGCGCCGCCTGCACGGCCTCCTCCGCCCGCCCGCTCACAGCCGCACCTCGGTGCGCGCGTTCAGGATCGCCGCCACATCTTCCGGCAGGCCGGTATCCTCGCCGCGCTGATACGCCACCAGCACAAGCCGCTTCAGCGCCTGCACCAGATCCGCCGGCACATCCGCCGCCGCGCCATAGCCCGCCACGAACGTCACCTCCGCGCGCCCGCCCAGCGGTATGCCCGGCAGCGGCACGAACGGCTTCAGCTTCAGCCGCCCGCCCTCCAGCACGAAGCGCGTGGTGACCGTCTCCGCGCCGCCCTCGGCGTCCACGATCTCCACCGCCACCAGCGCGCTCGCCGGGGCCGGCACGAGGCGCACACCGCCGCAGCGCATGCCCGCGGGCCAGCAGTCCCAGCTGCGCCTCACCGTCCGCGTTACCAGCGCAAGGCCGCCCGCCGTCTCCAGCCGCGCCTCCGCCGCCGGGATCAGCGCCGCGACCAGCGCGTCCTCCCCATCATGCCCGATGCGGAGATACTCCTTCGCCGCCGCCAGAGACAAAGCCGCCCCCGCTGGCGGTGTGATCACCGTCAGATTGCTCATTTCTTTTCCTTGCTCTGCGCTGTTGCCGCCTGTCGGCGGCGCGCCTGCGCCTGCGCTTTGCTTGTAGTCTTGCTCCGACTGCCGCCCCGCCCCGCGGGGCGAAGCGGCGATACGGGGCCGGTTAGACCAGCGCCCCCAATTTCTCGACCACGGCTGCGCCGATGGGCAGGCCGATGGATCGGATCAGTTCGTCGTCGATTTCGGTTTCGGTCGAATTGATCAGGGTGGCGACGGCTTCAGCCACTTTCGTGGTGAACTCGTCCTGCTGTGCCTTGGTCAGCAGCGCGGCCTGGCGGATGATGGAGACGATGACAGATTCAAACATGTTGGTTTCCTTCCTGAAGTGAATGAAAGAGTGCCCACACAAGCGAAGCGCAGGCGCAGGGCGCCCGAGCGCAGCGAGGAACCGCGCCCGAGCAGTTGAAAGACTCAGAAGACCATCACCTTCACGGCGTCGAAGTTCTGCACGCCGCCGCCGACGCGCTTGGTCGTGTAGAACAGCACGTAAGGCTTGGCGCTGAACGGGTCGCGGAGGACGCGGGCGCCCTGCCGGTCGGCAATCAGGTAGAAGCGGCGGAAGTCCCCGAAGGCGATGGCCGCATTGCCGGTGCCGATGTCCGGCATGTCTTCGGCTTCCGTCACCGGATAGCCGAGGATCGTCGCCGGGTCCCCGCCCGTGCCCGGCTGCCAGAGATAACGCCCGTCGCCATCCTTCAGCTTACGGACGGCTGCCACCGTGCGCCGGTTCATCACGAACCGCCCATTGGCGCGGAACTGGGATTTCGGCGTGTAGATCAGGTCGATCAGCTGGTCGGCCGCATTCGCCGCCGTGAAATCCCCGGCGACGGAACCGACCTTGCCCCACACATGGCTCGCTTCGGCGACGATCTCGTAATCGAGGAAGCCTTTCGGCTTGTTCGTGCCATTGCCGGTCACGAAGGCCGCCGATTCCTGCGCGGCGAAGGCATTCTCCACCTCGTCGGCCAGCCAGGCATCGATATCGGCATAGGAATCTTCCAGCAGCGCCTGCGTCGCAGCAGGCATGGCGTAGAGTTCGCCCGCCGGGAATTCCAGCAGGGAGAGACCGGAATGCGTGGTCTCCGTCCGCGCGCCTTCCTCCGCCACCCAGCTTGCCGCCGCGCCGAGGCTGACGGGCTTGCGATACGTGCCGGCAGAGGTCTGCCGCACGGTCGCGATCTGCCGCATCGGGCTCGCCGCCAGAAGGCGCGCTTCGATCAGGCGGTCGAGTTCCGGCGGGGCGACATAGCCGCCCTGCGCGTCGGTGCCCGTGTTCAGCGCCTTCACGTCCAGCCTGGCAAGACCGCTGTCATCGCCCTGGCGCAGGTAACGCCCCCAGGCTTCGGCGCGGGCATCCGGCTCAGCGGCTGGCGCCGCGCCCGCTTCCGGCCGCGCCATCTTGAGGCTCAGCGCCTCCAGCCGCCGGTCGATCCGCGCAAGACGCTCATCCGTCAGCGGATCGCTTGCGCCTTTTCCTTCGATCTCGGCCA